AACAGCCGAGCCACGCCAAGGATCAGGCCGAAGCCGTGAAGGCCGCGCACGTCTTCATCGACATGTTGGCCGACAAGCCGGAGCAGGTCATCCAGGTCAGCATGCACGGCGCGCTGGGCTGGGAGTGGTCCAAGGAAGATCCGCACGGGCTCGACCGCAGCACGGCATTCAGCTCGGCGAGCTTCGGTATCAGCGCCTATCACACCGCGCGCAAGGCAGCCTGACACCGTGACCATCCGCACGCTCGACCACAGCCCCGACAGCCCGTACAACTTGTTGGCGTTGTGGATGGTCCGCCAGGGCGTCGCCGAGCTGACGCTCACGCCCGAGGATGTCGATGCGCTCGAGCAGGTCATGGCCGATGGCTCGATGACGTTCTGCGCGATGTACACCCCAGAAGGCAACGTATCGGTGAGATTCATGAACAGCGAAGACGTCCCACCCGAAGACGCCCAGATCCAATGACTACCATCCAGTACACGCCCCCGCCAACGGTCAAGGCGTTTATCAAGCACTATCGCCCCGGCGAGCTGTTCATCGATTGGATCGTCGGGCCGGTCGGTTCGGGCAAGACGACAGGCATCTTTTTCAAGCTCGCCTATATGGCGCAGCTGCAGAAACCCAGTCCGATCGATGGCATCCGGCGCAGCCGCTGCGTGATCGTGCGTAGTACGGCGCCGCAGCTCGCTGACACCACGATCAAGTCGTTTAACTACTGGTTCAAGGATGGGCAGGCGGGCAAGTGGGGCGCAACGGCCAAGAACTTCTTGCTGCGCTACGGCGATGTCGAGTGCGAGGTGATGTTCCGCCCGCTCGACACGCCCGACGACGTGGACCGCGTCCTGTCGCTCGAGGTCACGTTCGCCATCATCGACGAGTTCGTACAGATCCCGCGCGAAATTGTTGAAGCGCTCTCCGCGCGCTGCGGTCGGTACCCACCCGAGATCGAGGGCGGCGCGACCAACTGGGGCATGTGGGGAGCCTCGAACCCTGGCCAGGAGTCGGACTGGTGGTACCCGATGCTCGAGGACCAGACGCTGCTCGAGGCCGGGAGCGAGCCTGAGAACTGGGAGTATTTCAAGCAGCCCAGTGGCTATAGCGAGCTGGCCGAGAATCTGGCCAACCTGCCGGGTAAGAAGGACTATTACACGGCCTTGGCCAAGGGCAAGACGGCGCACTGGATCAAGCAGTTTATCGAGGTCGAGTGGGGTTACTCGATGTCGGGCAAGCCGGTGTTCCCGATGTTCAACCGCGACATGCACGTGGCCAAGCAGACGATCCGCCCCAACCCCGGCTACCAGCTGGTGATCGGCTACGACCCTGGCCTGAGTGGCTCAGGCGTGATCCTGGGGCAGTACGACGATTCGATCGGGCAGCTGCGCATCCTTGATGAATTCGCGCTCGAGGACTACGCGACCGACCGCATGATCGATGAGAAGCTCAAGCCGCTGCTGCGGCGCAAGTACGCGGGCTTCGAGGTGATGGTGACGGCCGACCCGGCGAGTTCGAATGGCGACCAAGCCAAGCAGGGCCAGTCGGTGATGCGCGAACTGCGTAAGCACTTCACGGTCGCCCCCGACACGAACAACAAGATCGAGTCGCGCTTGGCGCCCGCACAGTATTACATGATGCGGCTGGTGAGCGCGGGCCCGGCGCTGCTGATCGACCCGAGCTGTGTCAAGCTCATCCGGGCGCTGGTCAGCGGCTATAAATATACGGTCTTGAAGGGCGAGCAACGCCGCGAGACCCCGGACAAAAACGGCCATTCGCACATCGCCGACGCGTTCACGTACCTGTGCCGCTACGTGCGCAAAGGGGAAGAACTGGCGGGGCGGCGCGTCGAGAAGCCGATGCCGCGGCAACGAAGTTACCCGAATAGCTACAACATGCGATAGACTTGGCCGCACCGTTCTCTAGCACACTTAGCGCCCGAATAGGCGAGGATCTTATGGCCGCCGCGAATCCCAGCACCCCGCTACCCACGGCGACCCAGCCCGATGCGACCTCGACACTGCAGGCCGGTACGGTCAAGATCGACCCGGCGGGCATCGCACGGCTGGGCGCCGCGCTCGCCGGGCGCTTCAAGCAGTACGAGATGGATCGGCGCCCCGCGGAATTGGTCTGGGAACGTAACGCGCGCCAGTATCTGGGCATTTACGACCCGGATATCGAGCGCAACATGGACACCAACCGCTCGCGTGCATACCCGAAAATCACCCGCGTGAAGTGTGTCTCGATGCTCTCGCGGCTGATGAACCTGTTGTTCCAGGCCGACGACAAGAACTGGAGCGTGAGCCCCAGCGCGGTACCGGACCTGGACCAGGAGGACTTGCAGTCGGTGCTAGACGCGCTGATGCCGCCGCCGGCGCCTGACCTCGCAGCCCCCAGCGCGTTGCCGCCGGCACCCCCGACGCCACCGAGCGACGCGCAGATCGAGCAGGCGATCCGCGACTTTGCGAAAAAGCGCGCCGATCGCATGGAACTCGAGATCGAAGACCAGCTGCAGGAGCTGGGCGGCAACCGCATGACCGACTACGTGGCGTTGTGCCGCAAGGTGTTGTCAAGTGGCATCCAGTACGGTGCGGGCATCCTCAAGGGGCCGTTCGTCGAGGAACAGACGCAGCGGCGCTGGGAGCCGGATGCGACTGGGCGCCTGCAGGCGGTACCCTACACCGCCTATCGGCCGCGCTTCGAATTCTGTCCGTTGTGGAACTATTACCCGGACATGTCGGCGCGCGCCTTGCACCAGATGGAAGGTCAGTACGAGCGCATCGTCATGACGCGCCACCAGGTGATCATGCTCAAGCAGCGCCCCGACTTCATCAAAGACCAGATCGACAAGTTTTTGCGCCAGTCGCCCACGGGCAACTATGTGCGCCGCGCCTACGAGACGCAACTATTGGGCGATGGTCCACAGCTCAATGTCACGCACCAGGAGCGCAACAAGTTCGAAGCCTACGTGTGGCAGGGGTACGTGAGCGGGCAGGACCTGCTGCTCGCCGGCGCGAATGTTCCTGACAACAAGTTGGAAGAAGACGTCCGCGCCCAAGTGTGGCTTTTAGGCGACACGGTCATCAAGGCGCAGCTCGACCCCTGGTCGACCCTGGAGACCGATGGCGAGATGCCGTTTTACCACCACTTCATTTTTGAGGAAAACGAGACCTTCCTGCTCGGTAACGGCCTGCCCAACATCGTGCGCGACAGCCAATTGGGCATTTGCGCCTCGGTGCGTATGATGCTCGACAACGGTAGCGTGCAGCGTAATATCGAAATCAACACCGACTTGTTAGCGGCTGAGCAGGACTTGACCGCGATCACCCCGGACAAGATCTGGCTGCGTGACGATAAGGATGGCACCACGGCGGGCATGCCCGCGATCCGGGTGATCGACTTCCCCTCGCGCATCGCTGAATTTTCACAGTTGGCCAAGCTGTTTGGCGAGTTCGCCGACCAGGAGACCTTCGTGAACGCGGCCACCGGCGGTGACATGCAGAAGGGACCAAGCGAGCCGTACCGTACCGCGACCGGGGCTTCGATGCTGCGCGGCGATGCAGCGCTGCCGTTCAAAGACGTGGTGCGCAACTTCGACGCGTTCACGATCTCGGTGATCGGTGCGATCCTGGTGTTCAACCGGAATTTCAACAAAGACCCGAACATCAAGGGTGACTTCACGCCGGTCGCGCGGGGCGCCACGTCCCTGATCGCCAAGGAAGTGCTGGGCTCGCAGCTCGACCAGTTCGCCCAGACCTTGAGCGAAGAAGAAAAGCGCTACCTCAAGCCGCGCGAGCTGATCCGTGCTCGCGCCCGGGTCCGTGACCTGATCGTCGAAGACATCGTGATGAACGATGCCGAGTGCGATGCTGCCGACCAGCGGGCCCAGCAGCAGCAGGCCCAGCAGCAGGAGCAGCAGACCGAGATGATCACCGCGCAGATCCGCGAAACGCTCTCGGCGGCGCTCAAGAACATCACCCAGGCCGGGAAGAACACGGCCGCGGCCGAGGCCGACAGTGCCAACGTCATCCTGGGTGCCCTGCAGCAAGGTGTCAGCCCCGACGCCGTAACCCCCCCAGGAGCCGTCAATGCAGCAACCGCAAACAATCAAAGCCCAGGAGCTGGCGCTGCTCCAGCAGATCCAGGAGCGCCGGCAGGAGCCGGGCTTCCGGCAGCTCCGGGAGTTGCTGGCCCTGCGCCTGGACCAACAGGATTTACTGCTGCGGCGCTGCCAGCCGCCTGAATTCCCGGCGCACCAAGCACGCGCCGTGGTGTACGCCAACTTGTTGTTAGAAATCTTTGGCGCTTGACATAACCCCCCACTGAGGATAGAAAGCCATCATGGAACCTGACGAAATCACCCCCGCAGCAGTTGAGGCCCCGGTCGTAGCACCGGTCGTACCCGTTGCGGTCACGCCGGTGTCCGATGCGGATGCATTTTCCGCGGCATTTGATGAACTGAGCGCGCCGGTCAAGCCGGCTGAGGCTACCGTCAAGCCGGCGGATGCGCCCGAAGCCAAGGTCGCGGCGGCCGAAGTTGCCGCCGTTGCCCCGGTCGCCCCGGTTGAAGCTAAGCCCGTCGTGGCTGAGCCGACCCTGGAAGAACAGCTGGCGGCCCTGCGCGCCGAGAATGAGACGCTCAAGAAAACACCGCCGGTGGCCGCTCCCCCCACTGAGGTCAAGCCTGCGCCCGCGGCTGTCGAAGCAAAGCCGATCTACACGGCTGAGCAGCAGAAAGAGATCGACACCTATCTGGCCACATGGCCCGATATCGCCAAGGGCGAGGCGCTGGTGCGCGGCGGGGAATACGCCCAGGTAGTGAACCACATCTTCGCCTCGCTCAAGCCCGTCTTCGATGAGGTCGCACAGCTGCGCGAGATGGTCGGCAGTCAGTCGGAGCGCACCCATTTCGGTGATATCGTTGAGCTGGTGCCTGACTACATCGAGCTGCGCAAGCCGCTACTCGATTGGATCGATAAGCAAAGCCCGGTCGCCAAGTCTGTCTACGAACAGATTGGGGAGAAGGGTACGCCGACCGAGATTGCCGATATGATCGGGCAATTCAAGGCTGCGACGAAGTGGGTCAGCACCAAAGCTCCCGCACCGGCGACGCCCACCGCACCTGCCGCACCGGTCGTACCCGCAGCCAAGACCCTGGCGCTGCCGGCTGCCGTAGTAGCCGCAGCAGCCGCGCTCAAGCCCGTAGCGGTTAGCCGCACCGAGCCTGCTGCCAGTGCCGACCCCGATGATTTCGCTGGCGCTTTTGCCGAATTTGCCAAAGTAGGATAACCCTGGAGCTAGATCATGACTGCACCCGTTTCCGTAGGCGGTACCCAATCCGTCAACCTGCAGGAGAAGCAATTGTTGACCGCACTGGTCAATGACAATGCCAACCTGCGTGCAAGTATTGCAACCCTCATGGCAGCGCTTGTGGCCGCTACGACCGTCGCCAATATCAATACTGCAGCAACAGCTTTCACAGCAGGCTTGCCAGCAGCAACTATTACGACGTAGTATGGCAACAAGTTGCACTGCACCGCTCCTATAAAAGCAGGGACGGCGGCACTGCGGAAAAAATAAGTTGCACGATAAATCCGCCGTACCCCTGTTTACTAAAGGAGCATTATCATGGCAGCAACAACCGTCTATGGCGACATTAGCCCGCGGGTTGCCGCGTACGCGGTGTCCCAGCTTTTGAAGCGCGCGATCCCGTACATGGTGCTGGAGAAATTCGGCCAGACGTACCCGATCCCGAACAATGCCACGAAGGTCGCCAAGTTCCGGCGCTACTTCATCTCCGGCGCGACCGGCGGTGCAGGTGACGGCAACCCGACCGAGGCATTCAGCACGCCGCTCGCCGTCACGCCGCTGGTTGAAGGTGTGACGGCGACCGGTAAGAAGCTGGCGAACATGGATTACACCGTCACGCTCGTGCAGTACGGCGACTTCATGACCATCACCGACGTCGTGCTCGACACGGCCGAAGATCAGGTTCTGCAGCAAGCCACCGAAGCGCTGGGTGAGTCCGCCGCACAGACCATTGAAACGATCCGCTACAACATCCTGAAAGCAGGCCTGAACGTGTTTTACGCTAACGGCACGCTGCGCAGCTCGGTGAATACCCCGATCAGCTTGGCGATGCAGCGTAAGGTCACGACCGCGCTCACGCGTCAGAATGCCAAGCGCCTCACGCAAGTGGTGAAATCCACTCCCGACTTCCGCACGGAGCCGATCGAAGCCGCGTTTATCGGCTTGGTCTCGCCCGACATGGAGTCGGACATCCGCAACATGACCGGCTTCATCCCGACCAAGCAGTACGGTACCGTGACCCCCTGGGAAAACGAAATCGGCTCGGTCGAAACGGTGCGTTACCTGCAGTCGACGATCTTTGCCCCGTTCCCGGATGCCGGTGGCGCCATGGGCTTGATGCGCTCGACCTCGGGCGTCAACGCCGACGTGTACCCGGTCCTGTACCTGGGCCGCGACGCGTACGGCATCGTGCCGCTCAAGGGCAAGGACTCGCTGGTGCCGATGGTGGTGAATCCGAAGCCGGCGCCGGGCGACCCGCTCGGTCAACGTGGCACGATTGGCTGGAAGGCCATGACCACTGCGGTGATCTTGAACGACTGCTGGATGGCCCGCCTGGAGTGCGCCGCGACCGCTTAACCCGCGCCGTGAGCTGCACGATGTTGCCCTGAACCACCCTCCGGGGTGGTTTTTAGCAGAAAACCAAATTAGGAGTTTCATCATGGCCTTGACCATTTCCCAAACGACCAATGCCGACAGCGTCGTCAACCGGCAGATCCAGCTTATCGCGTCGGATGCGACGGCGGCGGCTGCGGTCGTATTCAGCTTCGGCTTTCGCCCGCGCAAGATCACGCTGTTCAACTTGACCGCGCTCACCGAAGACGTCGCCTACGACGGCACGGCGGCGGGCTCGACGATCCATTCGGTCGCAGCCGGCACCATCACCGCGGGTGCAGGGCTGATCACCTTCAACAGTGATGGCACCGTGACGATCGCGGCAGCGGCCCTGCCGGCCAGTTCGTCTTTCGTGCTCGAAGCGATCGGCTAAGCCACACTCGACGAGCCCCAGGTGCTCACGCGCCTGGGCTTTTCACTTACAGGAGTGGCCATGATGGGCGGCGATTGCGTAGCGCGTATCGAGAAATTGGAAAACGGCTACACGGTCGAGATCCTGGACCCCAAGATCCAGGAAGCGAACGCCAAGCCGAAGTCCACCTATGAGAGCCCGTGGAAAAGTTACGCTTTCACCACGGCCGAGGAAGTGAAGAACTTCGTCGGTGAGCATCTCGACAAACTCAAACCCCCGCCCGATGCTGACGCTGAGTACGGGCAGGCTTTCAACGAAGCAGCAGCATCGGATGACTAAGATCATGACCAAAGCTCAGACCCCCCCGGCACACCTCAACGAGCTGGGCGATAATCTTGACGCAGCAACCCAGGCCTTGGCAGGCGAAGACGAGCGCATCGAGCGTGTCGTCACGGTGCCCAAGGCACGCGCGGCGGCCAAGCCCAAGGAAGACGCCGAGGAACGCGTCACGATCATCTTGCAGGACAATAGCCAGATTCCGCCGAGCGGCCAGTTCATCGGCGTGAACGGTAAAGGCTACCTGATCCAGGCGGGTGTCGAAGTCAGCGTACCGGTCTCGGTGCTCGAGGTGCTCGACAACGCGATCGAGTCGCATCCGGTCGTGGACCGTAACGACACCGTGCTCAGCTACCGCAACCGGCTGCGCTTCCCGTACAGCATCGTCAATATCCGCCGCCGTGCGGGCGCCCAGGCGGGGAGCTGAGCCGTGACGTTCCAAGAGCTACTCGACGAGTTGCGGGACAATGTCCTGCGCGACACCAGCGATATTATCTCTGGGAACGCCGACGCGCTCTGGAGCGATGAAACCTTGTTGCGCTACATCAAGGACGCTGAGCGGCGCTTCGCGCGGCGCACCTTGCTGCTGCGCGACGCCACCACGCCGGTGGCGACCGTCATCACACTCAAGCAAGGCGTGGTGACCTACCCCTGCCACAAGAGCGTCCTGTCGGTCATCTCGGCGCGCTGTCTGGGGGATAACTACGACCTGTCGCGGCGCGGCCACGCCCTGATCGGGCAGACCCCGCCGGTCGACTTTCTGACCTTTGACCCGTCGATCCAGGACGGCACGCTGCCCGGCCATCCGCTCGCGTACTACACCGACGAGACCACGGTATTTGCTACGCAAAACCGCGTCACCTTCTCGGTATGGCCCGCGCCGAGCCCGCTCGAGGATGGGCTGGTGGTGAACCTGCGCGTCGCCCGGCTGCCCCTGTCGACCTATGACCACGCGTGCCTGAACAGCGAGTCCGAGATCCCTGAGGACTATCAACTCGACATGCTCGAGTGGGCCGCGTTTCGCGCTCAAAACACCCTGGACGGCGACGCGGGTGCACCGACCCCGGCCGCTGGCCACAAAGCCAATTTCGAAGAAGCCGTCGAGCGCGCGATGAAAGAGCTGCGCCGTAAGCTGTTTGGCAGCACCGCATTCCGTTACGGCAGCAACGGCTTCAACTGGACCCGCTGATATGGCCGATGCCGCCCAAGAACGCGACCCCGATGTAGTAGCGTACGGCAGCTTCACGGGCCTGCGCAACGACGTCACGCCTGAGCGTTTCAGCTCGGGGGATCTGGCCGTAGCGTGCAACGTCGATATCGACAAGACCGGCAAAATCACGCGTCGTGACGGCTACACCTCGGTGCTACCCGGTGCGGCCCACTCGCTATGGTCTAACCCGCAGTCGACGCTCGCGCTGTTCGCCTTCGCCGGCGAGCTGTGCCAGCTCAATCCCGACTATAGTTACACGTCGCTGGCGCCGCTCACCGACGCTACCGCCAAACTCAGTTATGCCACGGTCAACGGTCTCGTGTATTACTCCAACGGAGTGGATACGGGCATCATTGGGCGGGCGGCGGCACGCTCGTGGGGGGTTGTGCCGCCTGTCTTGCCCAGTGTGCAGGAGACCGTAGGCAGCTTGCCGCATGGCAAGCTGCAGTTCACCCTGACCTACGTGCGCGAGGACGGCCAAGAGTCGGGTGCGCCGCTGGCGGGGCTGATCCACGTCGAAGACGGCGCGGGGCTGCTGTTCACGGTACCGGTCTCGAGTGACCCTGATGTGGCGGCGAAGAACCTCTACGTGAGTGCCCCGGACGGCGAGATCCTGTACCTCGCGCAGACGATGCCCAACGCGCAGACGCAGGCGTACTACCTGAACGACACCACTGAACTCGATCTGCCGCTCGATACCCAGTTCCTGCAGCCGGCCCCCGCCGGGCAGAAAGTCGCGGTCTACCGGGGCCGCGCCTATGTCGCCGCCGGTGACGTGCTCTACCCGTCCGAGGCGTTCGCCTACGAGCAGTTCGATCTGCGCAACTATATTCCGCTCGATGGGCGCATCACGATGCTCGCCCCCGTCGCCGACAAAGAGATGTTCGACAGTGGCAAGAACAGCGGCCTGTTTATCGGTACCGACACCAGCTGTGGCGTCTTGATCGGCTCGTCGCCCGAGGACTTCCAGTATATCCGCAAGACCAGCTACGGCGCGGTCGACGGGGCGCTGGCCTATGTCGACGGCGCGCTCTACGGCGACAATTCGCTGGGCGCGCGCGAGCTACCGATGTGGCTGAGCACACAAGGGATCTGCATCGGCATGCCCGATATGACGATCCAGAATCTGACCCGCACCAAGTTCGGATTTACCGTAGGCAGTCAAGGCGCGGCGATCTTCATGCCCGGCCCTAACCGTTTTATCGCTAACAGCAATTCCTAGGAGAACCACCATGACCGCACGCTATTCAACCGGGCTACGCAACTTCACGCTCAAGTATGGCAGCCTGGATGACGCGCTGCGCAACGGCGTGATCACCATTTACTCGGGTGCCCAGCCATCTTCGGCTGACGCGGCCCCGACCGGCACGCCGCTGTGCGTGGTTTCGAACAACGCCGGGGCCGTCACCAGCGAGGTACTTGCGCAAGGTAGCGTGACCCTCACGGGCGGTGCGGGGGGCGCGCTCAATACGCTGACCGTGAACGGTGTCGATATCCTCGGCGGCGCCGTACCGTTCGACTCGACGCTCGCGCAGACCGCGATGGATATTGCCACGCAGATCAACGCGTTCAAGAGCAAGCCCGACTACTCAGCCGTCGCTGTCGGCGCCGTGGTCAACATCACCGCGATGCCGGGTAATGGCGCCTCGCCTAATGGCTTTGTGGTCGCGGGTACCACCACGACCCTGACCGCCACCACCGTGAATATGGCGGGCGGCGTCGCACCGGTCAACGGGCTGCTGTTTGGCGCACCGGCCGGCGGGGTACTGCCCAAGCTGCCGGCGCAGACCTGGAGTGGTATCAACCTTGCCACCGGTACCGCGGGCTGGTTCCGTCAGACTGGCAGCGTGGCCGACACTGGCGCGCTCGACTCGGCTGGGGTAGTCTTGCGCATGGACGGGGCAATCGCCAGTTCCGGCGCCGAGATGAACCTGAACTCGACGGCATTCACGGCCGGGGCTACCACCACGGTCGCAACCTCAACCGAGACGGCCCCGCCGCAATAAGATGACCAACGCTCTCGCTGTCACCCTGCCCGTACCCGCGCTTGCGATCATAGCGCTGGAGAGTGACACGACAGCGAACATCGGCGGGACCCTCAACATCACGTTGCCGGTCCCGCAGCTCGCGCTCACGATCGGCAACTCGGGCTCACTCGCCATCGCGCTCGAGCCGCCCGCAATCAGCATGGCGGGTACCACCGCCACGGTGGCGGCCATGCGTATCGGCATGCCGACGCCGGCGGTGGCGATGGTCGCCGACCTGGGCAACTTCGGCAGCATCGGTATCGCGCTGCCTGCACCACAGCCACAGCTCGCCTCACAGAATACCCTGGCGGTCACGCTCCCCACCCCGCGACTCACGCTCGTGGGTACGGCGGGCGTGATCGGGAATATGGCGCTGTATCCGCCCGCACTCGCAGCACAGCTGACGGGGCAGACGCAGTACGCGGGCGTGATGTCGATGATACCGGCCGCACCCAGCCCGCAGCTTACCGGCTATACGGGTCAAGTGCTCAACGCGGCAATCATGTTGCCGCGTCTTGCCCTGGCGATGGAAGGCGTCACTGGCACCATCGGCAACGTGGCGATCACGTTGCCGATGTGTCAGCTCAGCCTCAATGGTGGTGAGCGCATCGTCGGGCAGCTGCAGATCTCGTTGCCGCTGCTGTACGTGCAACTCAATGCCCAGGACACGAGCCCGGTACCAGTGGCGCAGCAGCACGGCGCGATCGTCATGCACACCGAGGCGCAAGCGCTTTCACAGTATGACAACTTCCCGTTCAACAGCTTCGCGCGGCTCGGCAATGTCTACCTCGGTGCCAGCGACGAAGGCGTGTTTGCGATCGGGGGCGACACCGACGACGGCGCGATCATCGCAGCGGCCGCGCGCGTGGGGATCAGTGACTTCGGTACCTCGTTGCTCAAGCGGGTAGACCGCGCCTATATCGGTTACCGCACGGATGGTAACTTGATCATGCGCGTCATCACCGACGAGGTGAACCAGCGTGACTATCTGGTCGAAGCCTCGGGTGCGAGTGGCTTGCATGGCAACCACGTACGCATCGGGCGCGGTCTGCGGGCGCGTTACTGGCAGTTCGAGATCCTCAACCAGAATGGCGCGGACTTCGAGTTGAATATGATCGAGCTGAAACCGACACGCCTGCATCGTCGTATCGGTGGCGGGGATGCCTGATTTCAACCCCCTACGCAAAGCCTATAGCGGCGATACCGAGACGGCGGCCGCACAGATCGGCACCGGGCGCACCCACCTCGATATCTTAAAGAACCAGATGCAGCTGGGCAACCAGCGCGCCGGCGTGCGCACCGTGCAGTTGCCCGATGGCACGACGATCCGAGTCAGCTCGATTTACGGCCAGGATCGCATCGATATCACGACGACCAGTGGTGGCCAAGCGCAAGTCAGCGCGCCCAGTCACTACGTGCCGCCCGAGCCGCCGCCGCCGCCCGTGCTGCCCTACATCGGCGCGGTGTGTGACTCGGGAAACCCGGCGTTCTGGCTGGATAATACGGTAGAGGGTACCGAGCAGAGCGGCACGGGGGCAGACGCACGCATCCTGAGCATACGCCCCTGCCCTGGCGACTTGGCGTTCACCACCGTAGCGGATTGCGGGCGCGCGGACTTCACCCGTGGGCGTCTCGAGTTGATCATGACCGTGCAGTTCTACGACCTGCATACGACGTTCACCGGCCAGCCGCACAACGGCATCACAGGCATCACCAGCACTGACACCTACAACACGTTCGATGGTAGCCAGTTCGTGATCAACTGGAACGACCGCATAGGGGTGCCGCTCTACGCGACCAGCGACAGCCTGCCGCTGCTCTATAAGGAAGTGCCGCCGCCGGCCAACGATCCTTATGACCTAACCGATGCGGCGGGCAATCCGGTGACCTTAATACCGGGCATGCAGATCCTGAAATGGTCACAGACCAGCGGCAATATGCCGATGCTGCCATTCACGATTGAGGGTGGCAAGCACCCCACGGCGCTGCGTAACGCGGTGCCGATCCAGGAGACCTTCACCATTATCGAGCAGCCGGTCCCTGGCTTCACGATCTGGCAGGGCGCTCCCGGCGGCTCGGAAGGCTGGCTATTTCAGGAATACTACCTGATGGGCTCGTACTATCAGGTGTTCAACCCTGAGTATTCGGCCAAGGGGGTCGCCACTGTGATGGACCTTGCGGGGGTTGCTACAGCGATACCGGTTTCGGTCACGGCACGGTATGATCGCTCGACCCCGCTGATTTTCATTCAAGCCAATGCCGGTGGCTCGATTGGACCGCCGACCGGGAACACGAAGGACGGTGTTTGGGCGCCCGGCGATGCGCCGCTCCTGCCCAATAGTAGCTGGAATCTCGTCGGCCCAACGCCGCCGGTGTACCCCGGCCCGAACGGATTCAACCAGAATTAGAGGATACAGCCATGTCGGATTTCCCTAGCCTCACCCCGCAGACCAACGGTGCGGACACCCTGGTCGATAAAGGCTTCGTCGCGGCGCAAGGGTATGCGCAAACGGCGTTTTCCGAGGCGCTGGGCTTCATCAGCGAGTTGGGGTCGGCGACCGCACAGCTCGCGGCACTCCCCTATGTCGATGGTACGCTAGGGCCCGTCAACGATGCGATCGTCGCCTACACCCCACCGGTGCTGCCCGACGCGCCCGGCGACCTCACGGTCAATATGCCGGCGGTCCCGCAAGACCCGACGCTGACGGCGGTAGCGATCCCTGACCTGGGCAGCGCGCCGCAGTTCACCGCGACCCTGCCGGTGCTCGATCTCGACCAGCCGGAACCGGCGCCGCTGACGGCCACGGTGCCGCTCGCGCCGACGCTGGCCGCGATCGTCGTGCCGTCTGACCCAAACATCGTGCTGCCCGAGGTGCCGAACCTGCTTGGCATCGAAGTGCCCTCGGCGCCGCTGCTGGCGATCCCGACCTTCACCGCAGTGACACCGCAGCACCCGCTTGCCGCCCAGTACAATTTCGCGTTCGCCGAGCCGACCTACCAGTCGCCGATGCTTACGGACCTGCGCAACATCTTGCAGACCTGGGTAGACGGGGCCGACACGGGCATCGCCCCGGCGGTCGAGCAACGCATCTGGGATGCGGCGCGCACGCGCGAATACTTCTCGCTGCAGCGAAAGCTGAAAGAATCGTTCCGGCAATTTGCGACCAAGGGCTTCACCAAGCCCCCTGGCGCCCTGGCGGCGGATCTTAACGCGTCGCTGCAGGACTCGCAGAGCACCCTGTCGGGCCTGTCGCGCGACATTAGCATCAAGCAGGCCGACCTCGAGCAGTCCAACCGGCGCTTCGCGTTCGAGCAGGTGTGGAAAGTCGAGGAAGGTTTGATCACCTACCAGAATCAGATCGCCCAGCGCGCGTTCGAGACGGCCAAATTCGTGCAGCAGGTGGCGATCGACATCTACCACGAGACAGTGGTGGCCTACGTGGCCGATATTCAGGCGTACTCGGCCCAGGTCGATCTGTACAAAGCGCAGATTCAGGCCGCATTGACCAACCTCGATGTGTATAAGGCGCAGCTCGAGGGGCAACGCCTGATCAGCGAGTTGAATGTGCAGACGATCCAGATTTACACGGCGCAGATCGATGCGGCCAAGGCACTCGTGGACATCTTCAAGACCACGGTGGATGCGGCCAACGTCAAGGCATCGATCAACAAGACGATAATCGATGCGTTTGCTTCCCAAGTCGGGGCCTACGCCGAGACGGTGCGCGCCAAGACCGCGGAATATGACGGTTACGCGACCCTGATCAATGCCCAGGTGGCCAAAGCGACCGTGTTCAAGACGCAAGCCGATGCCTACACCAGTCAGGTCACGGGCTTTCGCGCCACAGTCGACGCGGCGACCGCCCAGGCCAACTTGGCGTTGCGCATCGGCCAGGAAGTGCCGCTCGAGCTGTTCAAGGCGCGCACCGAGGTGTTCCGCGATCAGGTCACCGCCGAGACCTCGCGCGTGGATGCCGTCGCGCGTGTCTATGGCGCGCAAACCCAGGCGTACAGTGCCTCGGTGTCGGGCGAAGCCTCGCGTGTGAGCAGCGATGTGGCGATCTTTCGCGGCGATATCGACCTCGCGGTGGCGCAAGGCAACCTGCGTATCGAGGCGGCCAAGTCGAACGTCCAGGAGATGTTGCAGCAGATCACGCTGCTCGTCGAGTCGATCAAATCGGGCGGGCAGGTGGCCGCGCAGCTCGCCGCTGCCGCGCTGTCGTCAATAAATCTTAGCGCCCAGCTCGGTGACCATTATACTTTCAGCGATAGTAACTCGAATGCGACCTCGGCTTCGGTGAGCAGCTCGGCGGCGAACAACACCCAGACGTCGCAGCTTACGAGCACGAGCACGGGCAACAATACGAACACGAACTACAATTACAGCGTCTAGGAGCTGATATGGCCGATCTGACACAGACCCTTCCCGGCATTCCACCGGCTGTTTGGCAAGGGGGCCGCGCCGTGCCGGGTGCGATCCCGAACGTGCCGGCGCAGGTAGTACCGTCTATTCCGCCAGCAGTCTCGACGGCACTCCAGAATATCATTGGCCCTGGCGGCAATTTCGTGCCGCGCAATGCCCCGCCGGGTCAAGCGGGCGTGACGCAGGGTGGCGCGTTCACGCCCGCCGTCGTGCCTACTCCCCTTACTGTTGCCAACGCACCGGCACCGACAGCCAGCTTACCCGCGCCGGTTTTCGGGACAGCAGTACAGAATGCGCAGGCGTTACAGAGCGCGCAGGCGGGTAATCCGCTACCCTCGCTGAATACGCCGGTGAGCGCGGGCGCACCGTATTCGTTTAACACACCCGCCCCCGGTGCGACGGTTGCCGGTTTCACTCCGCAGCCCCTGCAGGTGACGAGCCCCGCGAACCCCGCACCCGTGTCGCCCACAGCGACCCTACCCGGCGCCACGGCGCTGGGCGGCGATGCCGTGCCGGTCTATCGTGGTATGCAGGGGCCGGGCTTCGCAGGCAGCGCCGCGGCAAACTCAGCGGCGGCCATTAAAGCAGGTTTTGACATGCAGACTCAGCGGTCAGAGGACGCAACGCGGGGCGCCGAGAATTATATCTCACAGGGCCACGGCATATTTGAGCAGGCGTCGCGGGCACGCGCCATCACGGGCATTTTAGGCGCGGTGTCCGGGCCGAATAATGTGGGTGCTACTGCGGGCAACGCCGCCGATGTGGTCAACCAAGGGCTCGTCTCGCAGGCGAACGAGGCGACGCAAGCGGGCGAGCAGCGTTATGCGACGCAAACTACCGCAGGCACCGCAGCAGCGCAGCTGGCACAGCAAGCCCAGCAGTTTGCTGCGACGCCGCGTGAGGTCTCGAGCGAGACACGCTACAACCCGGTGACGAGTCTGCCGATGGGCTCGACGACGCTGTTTGCTTTACCCGGCGGCGTAGGTGCAGGCGGCTTGGCCCAGGCGCCCCGCATGATCGGGTCGCCCCCCGCCGCGCCACCAGCAGGTTTTATCGTAGGCGCTAAAGCGACCCAAGCAGATGGGCATTATTCAGTCGGTGATGGGCGAGTCGCCACCATCCAAGGCGGCGTCGTAACTGGGATTCAATAACATGGCTCTACCCGCGCTGGATCTATCGCAGTTCGCCCCGGCGGCTGCGAACAACCCGTTGCCTGCAGCTACGCTTTCCCCGGCCACCCTGCCGGGATCGTCGACGCTACCGCAACTGGATCTATCGCAGTTCAGCGCCGCGCCACCCGCGCCGGCGGCACCCGATCGCAGCGGTATTGGGGAAGTCGCCACCGGCGCGGTGCGCGGGCTGGCGGTCGACCTGCCGCAGATCGCGGGTAAGGCGCTGCAGTTTGTCAGTCCTGATGGCAGCGCAGTCAATCAATTCGGTCAAGGGCTCGTGGATAACGCCACGATGCGTGGCCAGTCAGCAGGGCTCACGCTCAACCCGAGCCAACACGGCGGCGTAACGAACTTCCTCGCGCAAGGCGCCGAGGGGCTTACGAGCGCCTTAGCGATTCCTGCAGCGGTATCAGCGGGGGTGGCTGCTGCACCCGAAGTGGTTGCCGGCGCAGCTGGTGCGGCGGGGCTTGCCGCCGGCGGCTTGGTGTTCGGCGCCGCGAGTGGCCAGGATACGCTCGAGCAGGCGAAGGCCAAGGGCGTGTCGCCCGACGATGCCCGCACCGCCGCATGGCTCAACGCCGGCGCGACGGCCGCATCGCAAGTCGCGCTCGGCGCGGTAGGCGGCAAATTCCTCGGGCTGCTCGGCTCGGCCGCGGGCAAGGTCGTGGGTACCGATGGCGCGTCGCTCACCGGCCAGATCATGGACCAGCTCACCGGCCAGGATGGCATCGTCAAGCCGTTCCTCAAGTCGCTCCCTGGCGCCGCGGCCGAAGCGGTGGGGATTGGCGCGGCGCAGGCAGCCGCCACCGGCGAGATCAATCAGCAGTACGGCATTGACGACACCGGGCCGCTGCAAGCGGTCAAAGACTCGATCGTGCCGATGCTGGGCATGGCCGCAGCCGCCGCGCCGCTGGGCTTGGTGGGGCGCGCGCTGGCCGTGCGCAGTGCGGTACAACGTAGCGCGACGCTGGCGCACCCCGATACCGCGCCTGAGATCCGTAGTCAGCTCGCCGATCAGTACGCCACCGCCCTGGCCGCACCCGGCACGCCGGAAGCCCAGCAGGCGGCAGCAGCGTTTCGTACCAATGCCGAGAACGCGATTCAAGGCCAGCTCCCCCTCCCCGTCAATTCGGAGCTATTCAATGCCGGTACCATCCCCGCGCAGGGCGCTCCAGCTGAGATCAACCCGCAAGGTCAAGGTGAGATCTTTCCCGGTGCGCCTGCCCCAGTGGATAATAATGCGCCGCCGGTGGCTGAGCCAGTCGCACCGAGCGTAGACCCGAATCAGCGGGATCTGGGTCTGCCGGTGCCGCCGACGCCCGAGGAAATGGCTGCGCGCCAAGCGGATCTGGCCAACCTGCACGATCAGGTCAAGTCAGCGCTTACCAACGCGGGCATCACGCCGGACGATGTGATGTCGCAGGCGGACTTCGCGCAGACCGGACAGGGTCAGGGCTTGAAGGGTCAGGCGCTGACCGATGCCTATGATGCCTATACGAAAGATCCCGCGACGCAAGAAGCGGTGATGCGCAGCAACGCCGATAAGTATGAGACGCTCACGCAAGCCGCGCCCCCGACCACGCCCGACTATGTGACCAACACGCAGATGTCGGACGCGATGCAGGCCGCGCTTAAGCAGCATGGCGAGGATCAGGCGTTATCCCAATTGGCGGAACAGCCCGCAGCCGCATTGTATGGCGATGCGGCGTTGGCACGAGTTGCCGGTGCCGCGATCAATCGCCGTGCCGGTGAAGCCGAAGCCGCCGCAGCTGAGGCGGGCACGATCCAGCCCGACGCGAACGCGCCGAAAACGCAGGCTAATATCAGCGACGACCTGGACGCGGTGAATGCCGAGCAAGGTTTCAGCACGACGGGCTCGGCCAAGGCCGGGTTTGAACGGCGCCTGGGTGCGCTCGACCTGACCTCGCTGCCGGACCACCAGTCGCAGATCGACAAGCTCGAGGCCGCCGCAAAAGACGCGCCCCCGGCCACGCAAGAGCGTATGAACGCGTTGCTGGCGAAGTGGAAAGCCGAATTGCCGGCGCCGGAAGATGCCTTGGCGAATGCGCCTGACCAGTCCGTACTGGACGGCACGCACGGTGACACCCTCACCGACGAAACCGGTGCGCCGATCCCGGAAGGTGCGACGCTGGCTGATACGACCGGCGACCTGTATCCGCGCAACGAGTTTGGTCGCACAGCGCTGCAGGAGAACAGCCACTTTGCCAAGGCTACCGGGGCGGTGAACGGCGCCGCGGGCCACTACGCCAGCGCGCGGGTTAATATCGCCGCGGGTAAAGCCGCTACCGCCGGGGATCTGCCGGGTACCATCGCCGCGCTGGGGCGCAGCAAGAATGTTGTGATACAACGCATTGCCCAGTTGGCGCAGGGCTTGGCGGGGCACTCGATCAAGATTGACCCCGATGCGATGGAGCAGCAGCAGGTGCAGTCCAAGACCCAGAACGAGACCGCCAAGGCCGTGATCGGGCGGCTGGACGCGTTGCGCGCGATCAAGGCACGCTTTGAGGCGACCAAGATCGCGCCGGAAACGACGCGGGCCTACAGCAGCGACACGCCCGAGGCCTTCGCCAAGCGTGTGGGTAGCGACCAGCGTATGGCCGATATAAAGAACGGCGGCGTATTCCGGCAAGCCGTGCGCGACACCCCGGAATACGAGGCCAGCCACGATGCGGGCGGCGAGGGGTTGACGCACCAGAACCTCGACGCCAAGATCGCCCAGGTGGAAGGTTTTATCAATTCGGATGGGAATGACGAAGCCGCATGGCGCCGTGAAGCGGGCCGTACGCCGCATGACGTCACACGCGTAGCAGGCAGCTACGACTCGTCGACCAAGACGGTCACCGTGCGCAGCGATTACGACGCCAGGAATGAGCACGTGCTCGGCCATGAGCTGACCCACGCCTTGACAGTGAAGGCCATCGATGCCCCCACCGAAGCGCAGCGCCCCGTGGTAGCCAAGCTGCAAAAGCTGTTCGAGCACGTCAAGGCATCGCTGGGCGACGAGCATTACGGCACGACTTCGATCCATGAGTTCGTGGCTGAGGGGATGTCTAATCCGAAATTTCAGCGCGAGCTGCATGGGCTCAAGTACCAGAACAGCAGTGTCTGGTCACGCTTCACCCAGCACGTCGCGGATCTGCTGGGGATCAAGCACGGCACGGCGTTCACGGAGCTGTTGAACCTGCATGACGAGCTGCACAGTGAGGCCGATGCGCCGCAGGATCGTGCGCAACCCGGCGAGAATATCCACCCGGCCACCCCGGAAACCGGCGAGCCTTCGCCCGGCACTGCCCGCGTGCTCGACAGTATGCCGGGCAACTTGTCGATCCACGATCAGGTACAAGCCGCCGCGGATAAGATGCGTGCGGTGGCCGCCGAGCTGCGCGCGCGTCAGCAGAGTGGGGCACGCCTATCGGAACTCGAGCAGGATCGACTGGCCGATGCCCAGTGGCACGGCAAGGGCCTCGACGCGCTTAACAATCTGCCGGGTGGGCCGCCGGATAACGAACACACCCAGGCGCTGCTGGGCTTTGCCAAGGAAGCCGAAACACCGTACAAGAAGTCGCCGCTGCGGCTCTACAAGGAAGGCACCCCCGGCGAGCCGAACCCGGCCCTGCAGTCGGCAATCGCGCGCTCGAGCAACGTCAATGACACGCTGGACGTGATCGCCAAGAATAGCCGCGACCCTGAGGCCCGCGCGCTTGCCGCGAAGTACCAGGGCATGGGCCTGGACACCACGATCGAGCCGCAGCCCGAGCACCCGGCGGGTCCTGGCGTGGCGGGCGAGTTCGATCCGAACACCAACCATATCGACGTCTATCCGGCCGGGATGACAGAACACAACGTGTTGCACGAAGTCTCGCACGCCGCGACTTACGACGCCGTCGAGCAGGCGCAGACGATCGGCATGCCGCGCACGCAGCGCGAAGCGGAACTGAAACGCGGTTTGGGCGAACTCGAGGCCGTGCGCGCCTCGGCGGCCAGGATCGATCCGGCCCACTACGGGCTGAGTAACGTGCACGAGCTGATCGCTGAGGCGCGCAGCAACCCGGAATTTCAGGACTTCCTGCGCAACAACAGCGACGCGACGTCACCCAAGACGTTGTGGAATAAGTTCGTGGACGCCACGCGCAAGCTGCTAGGCCTGCCCGATAAGACCAACACGACCAACTTCCTGGACCGTACGTTGACCGCAAGTAACACTTTCGACAAGCCTGATTCGTCGACGGGATTTCCGCTCGCGCCCAAGAGCCCGGCCGAGACGCTGTTCAACAAGTCGCCTAGCGGCGCGGCCCAGGTTACCGACGACCGGATCTCGCGGCTCACGCAGATGGCGGATAAGTTTGGGCTCAAGTTGTCGATCGACCGCCTGAGGCTGTCGGCCTTTAAGAACCTGCTGGGCTGGAAGACGGTCGAGTACACCGCGGGGCGTGCCGATGCGAGCCCGCGCATGGTGGCCAATGGGGTCGCCGGCGCGATCCACGCTTACCTGAATGCGCACCATGTCATGGGGCTGGTCGCCCGGCATATCGAGGCACCCTTGAGCGACTATGCTGGGCGCCTGAAAACCCTGTTGCGTGGCGAAGGCAGCGCCGGTAAAGCGCGGGCGCTGAATGAGTGGATGTCAGCCATCGGCCTCGAGTCGAGTCGGATGGGGTCTGACTTCACCCGGAATCACACGGACAACACCGAGCCCAAGGCCGAAGGCGGTCTAGGTCTTGATATCCCGGCTAAGTACAAACCGGCGGTCGACGAGATCCACCGCGAATTCACCAAGCTGCGGCAAGCCAACCCGAAGGCCGCCCAGGCGCTAATCGACGGTGCGAAGCTGACCCGCAAATCGCTAATCGAGAATGTCTCGACGATCGTACGCACGCGCCTCGATAACGCAGCGGGTACGGCAACGCGGCTTTCGGCTGAGTTGAATCGCATGGCGCCCGATGATGCGTTGCGCGCCGCGCAAGAAGCGAAGGTGAACAACGCCAACCTGGAGAGCCTGCTGGCCCACACCCACGCTGAGGGACTGGACCTTGAGGACAAGTCATTGGTCAAAGAACGCGGCGTCGGCGTGGCGGGGTTCCACGACCGTGCCACTGCTGCGCTGGCGCAGCGCCTGGACGCCGCGTTTGCCGCCGCGCGCCAGCTGCCCGAAGGCAGCCCGCTGCGTGCCCAGCTTACCGAGTTTGAGAGCATGTACCGCGCGCAGTCGGCCGCGCCCTACTTCGCGCTGACCCGTAACGGCGGCCACTTCGTCTCGCTGCACTTCCGCAATATGGACGAAGCGACCCAGGCCAAGCTGCAGCAGGCTATGGTAGGCTCGGGTGCGATGCTGGGCGACCTCATGGGTGGTCAGACCCATGCGTTTATCCGGGTCAAGAACGCCGACCAATCGGTGGGCCTGCGCCGCAAGCTCGAGGCGGCCGGCGGCGGCAAGGTCTTCGGCGGTTCCAACGGCTTGCTGGCCGATAAGAATATGGTCAGCGCGGCCGGTACCAGTCAGGTGATGCGGGATCTGCTGGCCAACTTGCAGGATGCCGTCGATCAGAACCCTCACATCACGGGCGCAGCGGCCGACGAGATGAAAGCCACATTGACGCGGCAGGTGCTCTCGCTGCTGCCCGAGACCTCGTCGCGTTCGGCCAAGATGCAACGCACTGGGGTGGCCGGCTACAATGCCGACTTTCTGGGCAGCTTCGCCAAGTGGTCGCAGGGTGCGATCCAGAACACCTCGCAGATCTATGCGCAGCGCGCCTTCGATGGTGCGTTCAAGCAGATGGGGGATGCCGCGGCCAACACCGCCAAGACCAATGACACCGACCTGCAGAACCGTACCCAGATGATCGGCGACGAGCTGCGCACGCGTTACGCTAACGGCATGAAGCCGATGGACAACTCGGCGGTGAATCTGATCAACGCATTTGGCCACACGTTCTATCTGGCCATCTCGCCCGCCTACCTGATCCGCGCTATGGCGCAGCCTTTCCACCGTGCGATGCCCTATATCGGCTCGCGCTACGGCAACGTCAATGCCTCCAAGGAGATCGCTGGCGCGACCGGCACCGCGATCAAGATCATCGCCAACACGATCCGTATGAACAGCAAGGATGGCCTGCAAGGCTTGCTGCAGAACGGCATGAAGTTCGATAACCTCGGCCTGCCGGACTCGCACGTCACGTTCTTGCAAGAGCTGCACGATCGCGGCGAGCTGAATCTGGGGCAGGCCCGCCAGCTGCAGATGATGGACATGGGCGGCAGTCAGATCATGCAGAATCTGACCCGCATGGCCAGCATGACCGCGCAGTACGCTGAGATGGCAGGGCGCATCGTCACTGGGTTGGCAGCGTTCCGACTCGCCGAGAAAGGCTCGAGTAATGTCACGCAAGCCGGGCGCGCGGCGAACACCGAGTATGCGATCGGCGCCATCCACAACACGATGGATAACTTCGATCAGTACAACACGGCGCGACAGATCGGCAAGTATGGTTTTGCAGGTAAGGTCACACCGCTATTTACGGCCTTCATGAACTATGACCTACAAACCATGCAGCAGATCGCCCGCACGGTGCACGATGGTGTTTTTAACGTGGATCAGTCGGCAGCAGGTGTTCAGCGCTCAGCCGAAGCGAAGAAGGAGTTTGCGACCTTGTTCGCCACCACCGCGATGATCTCGGGGGCGATGGGGCTGCCGTTCGTCAACGCGTTCGCCGGGGTCTACAACTCGCTCAATAGCGCCTTTGGCAACCAGAATGACCCGAGCGACATTCGGATCGATGCCCAGCACTTCCTGGCGAACCTGTTTGGCCAGAACGGCGGCGATCTGGTAGCGCATGGCCTGGGGCACGTCTTGAACATGGACACCTCGACGTTCGGGCTGCAGGACTTGTTGCCGGGGTCCGAATTCCTCGCCAGCCGCCAGAAGCTCCAAGACCGCTTGGCGGACCAGTCCCAGCAGTTGATCGGTCCCGCGCTCAATGCCGGTGTGGATATCCTGACAGCCACCAACAAGATGCTCGATGGCCACTACGTGAAGGGCATCGAGCAGGCACTGCCTTCGGGGATTAAGCCCTACTTCAAGGCCGCCGATCTGGCGACCAATGGCTACACCAACAGCCAGGGCGATCCGTTGCCGGGCCCGGCGCCGAGTGGCTGGGCGATCGGGTTGCAGGCGGCGGGCTTCCGTACCGAGGCCAAGGCGGTGCGCGATGACAAACAGGAATTCGTGTCGGCCCAGGCCGAGAAGCTCGCCGACCGGCGTGCACTGATCGCCGATCGCTTTTACAAGGCCACGCAGCCCGGCAACCAGGGCGATATGCCGGGTGTGATGGCCGATGTCGCAGCCTACAACGCGGCGAACCCTACCCAGCCGATGCGCGATCTGGCTGGGGGCTTGCGCACCAAGATACAGGACTTGGCGTTGGGTAACGTGGCGGGTAGCGGGGTAGCCCTGAATCGTGGCCAGTTCGTCTCGATGCTGCCGAAGTTGCAATTTGGCCCCAGCCAGTGAGCCAGTGTGGTTTATCGTACCAATTAGTTGTACACTTCCGTAACTTCCCGTGGGGTGCTTGTGAGCTGTTGCGACCATAAAGATTACTGTGTCGGTGCCGGTGAGACATTCCACCCCACAATACGTTGGGGGCAATCGTTGCTCACGAGCGTACCTGTCACCGGGATCACCAACGCGACCCCAGCAGTGGTTACGGTGCCCGCGCATAACATGCCCCAGGGCTGGCCATGCGCGCTGATCGGCGTCGCCGGCATGATCCAAATTAACGCCCCCAAGTACCCGCCGCGTCCTAGTGACTACCAGCAGGGCAATGTGGTCGATGAAAATACGATCGCGCTCAACGGGGTCTCGAGCAACAATTTCAGCGCGTACCTATCGGGCGGCGACCTCGTCTACGCCACGCCGGTGCCGCTGGTGGGCATGGGTGCCCAGCTGACGATCTGGGACACGCCCGACAAGAACGACACGCCGCTCGTGACGCTCACGCTCGGCAGTGGCATCACGATCGACACCGACGCGTTCACGATCAGCCCGGTGCTACAGACCGCGGGCCTGCCCTGGACGCAAGGTTACTTCGATCTGGACATGACCGACGCGAGTGGCATCGTGACCCGGATCCTGACCGGCACCCTCGAAATCAACTGAGACCCCCCATGGCGCTTATCAACGTGTTGGTAGATGGCAAGATCGAACAACGTGACGAATCCGAACTCGTAAAGAGTACCGGTGGTCACGAGAATGACAATGAAGTCGCTACCTGGGTCGAGTATCGCTTCCCTGGCAGCGACGATATCGTACACCGCAGCGCACACGTAACGCTGAAACAGGTGTTTGCTGACGGCATGATTGCCGAGTTTCAATAACCTTCTGGGAGTAATGACATGGCTGCGAACGTTCAAGCAATGTGCACCAGTTTCAAACAGGACCTGCTGAACGGCTTGCACGCGTTCGGCACCACGGTCGTGCGTGCGGCGACCACCGCCGACTCGTTCAAGGCTGCGCTGTATCTGGCCGGTAGCTCGATCGGCGCCGCCACCACGGCCTACTCGGCGACCGGCGAAGTCTCGGGCACGGGCTACACGGCCGGTGGTGTGGCAGTCACGTTCGGTACCGCGCCCTCGACCTCGGGCACCTCGGCGATCGTCACCCCCTCGGCCTCGATCGTCTACACCGGCGTGACCCTGGCGACCTCGTTCGATACCGTGCTGATCTACAACAACTCGGCCGCTGGCAAGAACGCCGTGTCGGCCCACACGTTCGGCGCGCAGACCATCACGGCCGGCACGTTGACGCTGACGATGCCAACCAATGCGGTCGGCACCGCGCTGATCGAGATCGACTGAGATGGCTTGGCAAATCGCGGATCGGGTCAAGGAAACCACCACCTCTACAGGTACGGGGGCCTTGACGCTGGCTGGCGCAATCGCAGGCTACAACCCATTCAGCTCCATCATGGGCAACGGCGACACCTGTTTTTACGCCCTCTCCGCGGTGAATGCCGGCGGCGTGGCCACGGGTGCCTTTGAAATCGGCATCGGCACCTACGCGACCTCAGGCAACACGCTGACGCGTACCACGATTCTGGCGTCTTCGAACGCGGGCGCAGCGGTGTCGCTGGCGGCGGGCACCACCCAGGTGTGGATGGATGTACCGGCTTCGTACTTTAAGGGTCCGATTTTCAGCGCGTATCAAAGTTCGGCGCAGACCTTGGCCAGCGCTACGATCACGAAACTTTCGCTGCAGTCGAAGGCATTTGACCCGACCTCGGCATTCGACAACGTGACCAACTACCGGTTCCAGCCACTGCTGGCTGGGTATTATCAGGTTACGGGCGCATTTTTTAATGCCGGCACGGCCTGTGAGATGGTTGCGTATGTCTACAAGAATGGCGCGGTGTCTCAACGTGGCGCAGATTCGGGTGCATCCGCGTTTGGCGCCACTGTGAACGCGCTGGTATTTTTGAATGGCAGCACAGACTATATCGAGCTGTATGGCTTCATGGGCACCGGGCAGGCGCTGCTAACAGGGCCGTCCCTTACCTTCTTCCAGGCCGCTTTGGTTCGGGGAGCATACTGATGGACCTCTACCACCAGATTCTCCAGATTTACCCCGCGCTGACGCTGGCGGATTTTAGCCCGGACATCGGCACGATCGCCCTCCAAGACGATGGCGAGGGCCCGTACATCAAGTCCTGGACCAACACGTTGTATGCCCAACCCACCGCTGCGCAGTTAGCCGCGATCACCTAGGCGCGTCATGGCACTCGGCCTTGGTCCGGTCACATCGCAGGCCATCGCCGACAGCTTTCCGGCGAGCGGCTTCGTCACGCTTGGCCTGACGGGCAACAAGGGTACCAGCCACATCGGGTCGGTCGCGCCGTCCAGCACCGGGGTGATGGTGGTGGTCTTGACCTCGGGCACCTCGTGGACGGTACCGCCGAACGTCACTAACCTTGATCTGGTCGAGACCGTCGCGGCCGGGGCCGGGGGCGCCGCCGGTAATTTCACATCCAATTTCGGGGGCGGGGGCAGCGGGGGCTATCGTTCGGTGGCTAATCTCACCGTCACGCCTGGGCAAGTCATCCCGCTACAAATCGGTGTGGGTGGGGCGGGCGAGACGGCCAGCAGCGCCGCGACATCTGGCACCGCGACATGGTTTAACGGGACCACGTTAAGCGGCAGCTCGGTGGGGTCAGCGCCCGGACTCGCTAGTGTTGGCACGGCGGGGGGAGTTGGGGGCGCTTACGCATCAGGACAGCCCTCAGGGGGTGCAGGGCACTCGGGGGGCAACGGCGGTGCAGGCAGCGCGTCGCTCTCAGGCCCCGGTGGCGCGGGTAGTGCGACTTCGATTGCGATGGGCGGTAGCGGCTACGCGGGCAGTTCGACAACCGGCGGGACCGGTGGCAGCAATGGCAACTCGGGTGCGGGGGGCGCAGGCGGCACGAGCACTACGGCGGCAGCTGCGGGGGGATCTCTAGCGACTGGCGGTGGCGGCGGTGGCGGCGGTTATATTAGCGGCACCACGCTAGGTAACGGCGCGAATGGTGGCTTCCCCGGCGGTGGGGGCGGCGCCGGCTCGGGCAGTACGCACACCAATACCGGCGGCAATGGCGCGGGTGGCCAGATCACGGTCACCTATACGGTCAACACTACCGTAGCGATCGCGGGCAACAAAGGCACCGGTCACCTCGGCACGCTGGCGGATACCCGTACCCTGGCCCCTTCCGGCAATCACGGTACGGGGCACCTGGGTGCCGTCGCGGCAACGCTTACGCTGGCCCTCAACGGCAACCGTGGCACCGGGCGCACCGGCGTTTTGACAGCGAACCGCACGGCGCCCCTCACGGGTAACGCCGGGACCGGTCACATCGGGGGCGTGACCGAGTCGGCACCCCATGCCCTGGTCGGCAACGCCAGCACAGGCCACGCGGGCATCGCGCACCCTGGCCTCAGCCTGGGTTTAGCCGGCAACCATGCCACCGGGGGCGTGGGCTCAGTCGTTCGCCAGTCGCCCAACATGTTGGTCGGGAATGCCGCCACGGGCCACGCAGGCACGCCCACCACCGCGCATGCGCTCGGCTTGAGCGGCAACCACGCCACGGGCCACGTGGGCACCGTAGCCACCGGGAGTACCTTGACGCTCGCCCTCACCGGCAACCGCAGCACGGGTTCGGTCGGCCGGGTGACGGCTGCTGCCAACGACACGCTCAGTATCGCCGGCGTCGAGGGGCACGCGCGTCTGGGCTCGCTCACGGGTGCCCGCAGCCTCGCGCTTGCGGGCAACGCCGGCCACGCGCGACTTGGTCAGATCACGGGTACGGCAGCCCGCGCGCTAGGTCAAGTCCACGCGCAGGGCCGTGTCGGGGTATTGACCACAGCAGGGGGTGCCGAGCGCTTCACGCTAGGTGGTACCCTGGTGCGTATGCGCGATAGTGACACCCTGGCTTTGCCATCGCTCGAGCAGACCTACGTACAGCGAGGCTATTGATCATGAGCGCAACTTTCGATCCCGGTAACCTAGTCAATATCACGCTCAGTAATGGTGATATGACGGCTACGATGAACGAGTCGGATGGCAACTGGCGGTCGGCGTTCGCCACGTTACAGCAGACCACAGGCAAGCGTTATTTCGAAGTGGGAATCAATGCGCTGGCTGTAGGGCTATGCATCGGCCTCACCTATGTCAATACACAGGCCCTTCCGGTGGGCTTGTATTCGAGCAGTATCAGTGCGTTTAACCACATCGGCTCCAGCTCCGGTGTTATTCAAAACACCATTATCGGGAGTATCGGATCGCCCCCCTTTACGACGGGTGACCTTGTTGGCGTCGCGGTCGATCTCGATGCGCAGCTGATTTGGTTTTACAACCCGCAGGCGGCGCAGTGGAATGGGGATACCCTGGAGAATCAGAACCCGTCTACCGGGGCGGGTGGATTTTCGACGGCCGGCGTACAGTCCTCGCCGCCTAACCCCGGCGTCTCGCTGCTCGGCACCGGCGATGTGGTAACGATCAACATGGCGGGCCCGTTCCTACGGGTCGATTCGGGCTTCCTGGTCGGCGTGCCTGCTGGGTTCGATCCCTGGGATCCCGATGGCGGTGTATCGCTCTTGGTCAGTGGCAACACGGCCAGCGGTACAGTAGGCACGATGAGCATACCGAACAACAGTCTCACCCGCGCGGTAACCGGTAACCGGGCTGCCTCGCGGGTAGCAAATCTGTCCGTTGCGGGCGCAAGTCTCACCCTCGCTACGCACGGCAATACGGCCGCCGGACGCATTGGCCAACCCTCCGTATCCGGTGCGCCGATCGCAGTAGCACTTAGTGGTACCCATGCCACGGGGCGCATCGGTACCCCAAGCTCAGCACGGGCCGTCAAAGTTATCGGCAACGCTGGCACTAGCCGGCTCGGTACCGTCTCCAGCTCGCCCGTAACGAGCCGTGCGCTCAGTGGCAACCGCTCGAGTGGTCACCTGGGCAACGTGTCGGTGGTCAATGGCAACATCACGGTGGGGCTCGGCGGCAACCGCGGCGTGAGCCAGCTACGTAGCTTGGCGCAGCAGCGGGTGACCCATCTCACCGCACGCGCGGCGACGGCCGTGCTGGGTACCCTGGCACCCAACCTTGTCCAGCCGATCGGCGCGGCGCGCGCCACAGGACGGCTCGGTACGCTGGCGCTCAGCCGGCCCCTCGCGCTCACCGGACTAGCCAAGCCCACGCGGATCGGCACCTTAGCCTTTGTGCCGAGCACCGGCCTCAGCGGCAACGCCGCACACGGTCGTCTGGGTACGCCGGGCGCCGCGCCATCGGCCGCGCTCAGCCAAGTCACCGGGCGCACGCGTGCCGGCACGGTGCACCACACGCAGGGCGGCATGCTGGTCACGAACAAGGCACTCAGCCACCTCGGCACCCTGGTGGCCACCCGCGCCATGGGCATCGGTCAGGTACACGCGAGCACGCGGCTCGGCCGCCTGGGGGTACAGATCGCCCCGGTGTTGCAGGGTGTCCACAGCGCAGGACGTGTTGGCCAGATAACCCCGACCCGGATGCTGGCCGGGGTCCGTGGCACTGCGCGCGCGCGCAGCCCGCTGGTAGCGGTGACCGTGGGCCTCGCCGGGGTCCGTAGCACGTCTCGCGTAGGACGCCCGACCGTTGGGTCTCCTGGCGTACAGACAGTAATAACAACTCACGAAAGCAACTATCTGGCTATAATTACACCCAACTGATCCCTATGGACAACACCGTGGCCACTGTTAGCAACGAGGATCTACAGCGGCAGCTCGATCAGCAGGCCGAGCAGCTCGCTAAGCTGATCAAGATCGGGACCGACACGGCGTTGAATAACCAGTCGTTGCTCGAGCTACAGAAGCAGTTCGGTGTCTTTATCGACCGCTACAGCACCAACGATATCAAGCAGTGGGAAGCCGTGGGCACGGCGCAGGGCAGCGTGGACAAGCTGGCCTCGAAAATCATCGGCGGTGGCATCGTGCTCGGGATCTTCCAGACCTTTATGGTCGGGGCCATCTTCTGGGCCCTCAACGTGTTGAGTGCTGACCACACGATGCTGGCGGTACATGATCGGTTGCTCAATGACATTGGCGCCGAGGTACAGGTGATTAGGCACATCTCGGGAAACTAGCATGCGTGCGATCGTCGACATCAAGCAACTCCATAAGAAGTATTCGGTTTGGGCGCTGGCCCTGATCTTCGTGGTCTCCACTGCCGATGCCGCCGCCCCGCTCCTGCAACCGTGGGTACCGGCCTATGTCTATCCGCTCGTCATCGGCTTGCTCGCCGTCATTGGCGTGATCGTACGCGGTATCCGACAGGGGCCCCCTGATGCCGATCACGCGTCCGACTAATCGTACCCTCGCCTCGGTCGCCGGCGCCGGCACCGCGGCGCTGCTGCTGGGCACGGCGATCCATGCCGGCATCACGACCTCGCGCGAAGGGGTCACGCTCAGCCCGTTTGATGACGCGCTCGGTGGCCATGTGAAAACCGTCTGTTTCGGTGACACCGGCATCCCGATGCGCCGCTACACCTTACCCGAATGCAAGCAGCTGCTCGACACCCGCTTGGCCGGCTACGCGCTCGGCGTCAAGAATGCAACGCCAGGGTTCGACACGCTCACCGATGGCCAGAAGGCCGGGGCGATCGACTTCGCCTACAACGCGGGCTTGGCCACCTGGACCGCCTCGAGCATCCGTAACGGCTACGCGCGCAAGGATTTTCCGGCGGCTTGCCAACGCTTCATGCTCTATACCTACACCGACCACGGCAAGATCAATTGTGCCATCGCGGCCAACCACTGCGAAGGTATCCCCGCGCGCCGCATGGCTGAGCGCAATGCTTGTTTAGGAGAATGACATGACCTTGAAATTCTGGTTGATCGTGGGCGCGGTGCTGCTCACCCTGGCAACGGGTGCTGCAGGTGCGCACTGGGTCGATGTGAAAGACTATGGCCATAAGCTGGACTTGGCTGCGGTGGCGTTGGCCAACGAGAAAGATGCGCACCAACAGGACTTGCGTGAGGTGGCCAGTGCGGGCGCCACGGCCGCGGCCAACGCGCTGGACTATGAGAAGACGTTGCAGGACCAGATGGCCGCCGATGATACGAAACACCAACAGGAGCTACAAGATGCGAAAAATGCTAACGACGATCTCGCTCGCGCTGTCAGCGCTGGCACTAAACGGTTGCGCATCGCAGTCGCAGCCAATCAAGCCCACAGTGCTGACGGTAGCAACGGTGTGCCCGGTACCACCGCCGCCCCCGGCGTCGATTATGACACCGTCGATCTCGCTCCAGAAGCTCGACAGGCTTATTACGATCTCCGCGAATCCATCACCGACGACCAAGTGAAGATCGCCGCACTGCAGGACTATGCGCGCGCCTGCAGTGCGCCGCCTTCAAAATAGCTCGAGCTGGTCAGGGCACCACCAATTGCTCTTGGCGTTGTTGACCTTCGCCGGGAGTGCCCGCAGGTTGTAGTGGACGTGCAGGCCGCACACGTAGGGGTGGTTAAGCGGCACGATATGGTCGACGTCGTGTTGTTGCCCGGTCTGCCACGTCAGGCGTGCGGCATCATCATAGACGGCGCGGATCGCCCGCATATCGGCCCAAGGTGGTGTGGCCACAATGCGTTGCACGATCCACTTACGCTGCCAGGACTTCGGCAGGGCACTCGTGCCGAGCGTCAAGATGCGCTCACGCAGGCGCCGGCACGGGCGCGCACCGAACGAGCCGTTGCCACTACGCGGCCCAAGCGTCAGCTGTATCATCGTCTGTCTCCGTGGGGGGTTCGAAATACTCTTGCGGGCGCGCGGTGCCGTCCGCGTGGTACCAACAGCCGGGCGAGCCGCGCCGATGCGCGGGCATCGTCGCGCTGTAGTTGCTGGCCTTGACTTCGCCATAGACGCGACCGCTGCAGTCGCACTCGACGGCACAGCGGTCGCGGGCGCGGTCCTTGATCACCCGATACTTCGTGCCACCGCAGCCTATGCACTTCCTGGGCGGCTCGTAGTCATCCGGGTGCCTAGGGAACACATAGCGCAGCTTGCACTTCTCACGGCTGCAGCGCACGTTGTATCGCATTTATCGGGTTGCCGTTTGGTTAGGGGAAGTGGCACCGCGCGCCGTACCCTAAAATAGCTCGATAGGGGAAGTGGCACCCAGCAGTGCGTCCAGCACACGACGCGTGGTAGCCGGCGGCAGACCTAACCGGCCGAACGCCCGCAGCATATCGGCGTAGGCATCGGCGTCCACCGGTACATTGGCCATCCAATAGCGCAGCCTAACTTCGAGCTGCGTGTCGCGCGGCGGGTTAATCTCGGGGTTGCCCTTGACGGCATTCGGTGTGGCAGTCGCACCGCGGTACGGGGAGCACCGCCGGTCCCGTGATTCGACCGCTGCAACAGCCAAAGCGGCTATTTTGATGAAGCGACCACGAGGGTCTGTGAGCGGATTTTCCGACGACGGAACCATCTTGTTTAATTGTCGTGTGATGTAACGCGCGAAGTCATCGCTTGCGTACTTATCATCATGCTCGGGACCGCCCCACTGTGCGTCTTGTGCCATACGCTCGAGCGCTACTTCAGTATAAATTGCCGATGCCGAGATACTGACGGCTGGGGCGTTCGGCGTGAGTACACCATGGCTTTGACTTTTCGGCGCGGGATCGTACGTACCGCACGTGGGCTGGGCAGCGTCTTCGCCTATGGCGCGTATGCGCTGCTCGTGGGCAATCACCGACTCGTGCGGCTGCTTACCCAGGGGTGCTGTCTGCATGATCGTGGCCTTCGAGCCGGCCACCAGCCGATCGTCGACCAGCTTGGCGTAGCCCATGATGTCATGCCAGTTGTCGCTGTAGTTCGGGTCACCGTTCAAGATGCGTGCGATCTTGTCGGCGATCACCGACAGGGCTTGCTTCTGGTCATCGGCCAGTTTGCCCCAGCTCGCGGGCGATTCGCGCATAACCTCCTGCAGCCGCTGGGCGATCCGGGCGTGATCGGTGAAGGCGCCGTAGCGTTGGCCGCGCTCGGCCAGGGTTTCGTCGACTGTGCTCATGCTGTTTTTGCTCCTATGGATACAACGTTCGTGGGGGGTGCAACTTGGTGTAGGGGCGCCACATAGCCGCCCAATTTGGTTGAGTCGATACGCCAGCAGCGGCTCTGGCCATTACTGTAGACCGTGTCCGCGCCGAGCACCTTCTGGGCGTTGCGCTGCGTGATCACGCCGGCGCGCTCCAGGTCCCACTCGAGGGTCTTGAACGGGATACCCGCGTCGGCACAGAACTCCATGATCGCGCCACGTGCAATGTAGATCAGGTTGAAGTCCAGCTCGTGGCGCACCTGCAGCGCGTCGGTGTGGCGCACCACCACGTTGTCCAGGTTGGTCGAGGACTTGGCCGAGATGATCAGGGTGTTGCGCATATAGCCGTTGAGGAATTCGGTCAGCGTCTCGAGCGGCGTGTTGTTTGACTCCTTGATGGTCTCGCGGTGTCGTGTCAGGTGGGCGATCATCCACTCGAGGTCTTCCTCATAGGGCAGCTCGATCAGGCCCAGGGCCGAGGCGATCTGGGCTGCGGTGTAGCAGGCGGCCACGCAGGCGGACCAGAAGCGCTCGGCCGACGCGTTGCTCGAGTTCAAGAGCCGGTCGACCTTGGCCACGTTTTTGATGAAGCCCCGCTGCACGGCGGCGTAGTTCTCGGTCACGAACTTGGCGAACAGCGGACCCGCGTGGCCATAGTTGGCGTTCATCGAGCGGATGAACTCGTCGGCCACGATCTTCGCCTCGGTGCCGTTGTCGACGGACGCAAACTCGACGTTGATCATGCGCATCATGTGCGGATCCACGTCGCGGCCACTCGAGACCATCGCGCTGATATCGTCGGTGTTGGTGGTCATCAGGCCGATACAGGCCCAGCGATCGACCTTGCCCGACTGCTCGGCACCGGCCGTCATGCGGCGCTTACCCTCACCCTGGGAGAAGTTGAGCAGGAAGCGGCGCTTCTCATCGACGTCGCGCTCGGTCGTGTCGTCGAGCATGAATGGCAGGCTGTGGGTGGTACCGAGCGCACTGTACAAGGCGTTGACCGTTGCGCCCTCCTTGTTGCCATTGATCACCAGCGCGTCGGGCCGGCCCCACACCGAGCTGCACGCCTGCAAGCAGGTGGTCTTGCCGCGCCCGGACTTGCCCGAGGCCGCCATGATCACGCCACGGTGGCCGGTGTCGTTCATCTCGAAGATGATGGACCCGAATGAGGCGTACAGGAACATGCGGTGGCCGGCATAGTTCGGCCGGTTGTAGAACTGCATCGCCGCCTTCCAGCCCTCGAGCGTGCCGCCCGCCTTTAGGCCGTTCTTGGTGCTGTTCTTGATCGCTTCGTTCGGGTTGTGCAGCCGGGACGTGCTGTCAGCGAACAACACCTTGTCGGCTAATACAAAGGTCTTGTGGTCGTCGTGCCAGCCCAGGCGCTCGTAGAGTTTGTCGCGGCCATTGGCCTTGACTAGGCTTTGCAGGTAGGCGCTCATATACAGTTGTGTGCTCTTAACTTGTTCGCCGAGAAGGATCAAGCCCTTACTGAACAACAGCTTGATGAGTGCGCGCGAGTCGGCGAGTAACCCGAGCGGCACGTCGATATCGCGGATGGTGGTACCCAGGCCACGCTCAACCGGCAGGTGCATGCGCCACGTGCTGCGCTCATCGATATTGGCATCGACCTCGCTCTGGGTGCGCACCGCGAGCGGGTAAAGGTCATACGGGCAGATCACGTAACTGTCGAGCTGGCCTTCCTTGTTCTCATACTCCTGGATCACCGCGCCATCCGAAGCACGGCGCTTATAGCCGGTCGGCGGCTGCGGTAACTCGATCGAGGTGACGCCGGCATCGGTGGTGATCACGACGCGCGGTGCGGCGGCCTCGACGATGTGGCGCCCCAGCTGCGCCGGTGAGGTGATCTTGCCGTAGTGCGGACAGCTCTCACACAGCGCCGGGTTGAGCTGGTGGAAGTGCTCGCAAGTGGACGGCCCGGTGCTCCAGTTGTCCAGCTTGGCCTGGGTCGCGCTCATGCTAAAGTCGGGGTGCGCGTCCGAGATAAAGCGCGCGGCCAACTCGGCCTTGTCGCTGAATTTCACCAGCCCCAGGCCGGCACGCCACAGCTGCTCGCCGGTCGTGGCCCCGCGGTTACCCGCCTGCTGCTGCAGCTGCGCACAGTGGAACACGATGCGGTCAAAGTTCAGGGGCTCGCTCACGACCTCCAGGTTGGCTTGGTCACCCCAGATGTCGGCGGGGGCATCGCCTGGGATCGGCGCGGCCTTGACGGTCTTGCGCGGCCGCGCCGGCAGGCTCTCGCCGTAGGCGGCGGCGTGCGCATCGAGCTTGCGGGTGAAGTCGGTGAAGGTGATCGGGTTGGCGCACGACATGATCAAGCGCACTGCGGCGCCGCGCTTGTGGTTAAAGGTGCCGGGCAGACGCAGCACGCGCGCCTCATCGCTGGTGACGGACGGGTCAGCCTTCAACTGCTCACGCGCGCAGATGTTCTTGAAACGCTCGGCCTCGGCACGCCACAGCTTGGTGCTCACCGGGGTCACGAGCGGCCAGTAGATATGGTAGCCGCCGCCCGAGTCGACGATGGTGGGGCGCGGCAGGCCGAGCTTGATGCCAAAGTCGCGCAGCGCGGTGATCGCGGCGTCCTTACTGGCAAACTTGTTGGTGTTGGACGGATCGACATCGAGGTCCAGGAAGAACGACCGCATCAGCATCGCGTTCTCCTGGGTGCGGCTCACCCATTCGCCCTTGGCGTCCCGGTACCGCTCGCGCTCATATGATGCCAGCGCGAAGTAGGCCGCTTTGCCTTCGAACGCCGCGTGGTTTAGGGTCTCGATCGCACCGTCAATGGTACGGTGGGGGACATTTTTGAAGTGCCCCTGGCGGTCGATCACGCCGGTGATGATATAGCCCGTGTCAGGCAAAACGGATTCGATAAATTGCCGCGCGCTCATACGATGTCCCTAGGGTCCAGCCAATTGTATCGGCCCGTAGGCCGTGGTCTTATACCGGGATCGAACCGGATCGGGGCTGCGGCTTGTGCTTCAAAACGAGTGCATAGGTGGCGGTCGTGCGTCCAGTGATGGTGCCTTGCAGTGGCAGGTCACGGGCACGCTTGGCTTTGCGCAGCGTCGTGATCAGGCGCTCGAGCTTGAGAATCTTGTCGGGCTGGGCGAGCGGCGCCGTCTGACCGTACATCCAGCGATACACGGTGGGCTTGGACACGCTGAGCAGCTTTGAGATCGCTTCGATCGGGACGTTGCCGTCGATGGCCAGCTCGGCCAGGATCGGGCCCAGGGCGTCGGGGTCGGCGGCGCGAGCTGCGGCGATTTGGTCGCGGCGCTCACTGGTAATGATGCGTCCCATGGGGATACTCCTGGAGGTGGGGAGACGGGGCACCGCGTGTGGCCGATGCCCCTGGGTGTAACTTTACGGCGCGTCGTGCCACTCGTCTAGCAGCGTCGACAGCGCGGCCGGGGTACCGGTCTCGGCCGGCACATTGACGGCCGCCGCAGCTGCTGCCGGCTTGGCGTCGACCACTTCGGCCGGGGCTGCCCGCGCTACCACAACTTCTTTCGCTGCGGGGGCGAGAACCGCAGCATCACCGTCTTCCTCGAGCGCGGCCATCTGGGCCAGCAGCGCGGCTTTCTTGGCCGCCTTGGCGTCGAGGATCGCTTGCGCGGCCGCCGCGGCCGCATCGGCTTCAGCCTTGGCTTTCTTGGCCGCCGCTGCGGTAGCCTTCTTGGCGTTGGCCGCAGCGATCTGTGCCTCGGCGGCTGCCACGTCGGCGTCATCCACATCGGCGGTACCCTTGGCCACGGTGCTGCCTGCGTCAGCGGCGCGCGACGGGATCGACGGCTTGCCGGTCAGGCCATCGTTATCGGGCGAGCCCGTCAAGATCTTGGCGATCTCGTCGGTCGAGTCGGCGATACGTTGCTTGGCGGTCAACATGTCGTCAGGGCTGAGCCAGCCGCCGGCTTTGAACAACAGCTTGGGGTACGCCGTATTATTGTCGAACTTGACACGGGTTTGCACGGCGGCGGTGTGCTTGGCCCCGCGTTGACGCAACATCTCCAGGTACTGATCCCAGGCATACCAGCCCTCGGCTTCGTTGGCTTGGTTGGTCGCGTCCCACACCGAGGTCTGCGCCAAGCGCAACAGCAGCGCCGGATGAGTGCCGATCAGCTTGCCGGGCGGCACGATCGCCACACGCTTGAACGGCGCGCAGGCTGCGGACTTCGACGGCTTGCCATCGGTGGAGATCTTGGAACCCTTGACCGAGAACTCGCAGCTCGCGCAGGTCGTCGCGCAGGGTTCTTTCACGTCCGCGTCAGGCGTCACGCCGTCGGCCGAGTAACACATCGGCGCGCTGTTTTTGCCTTCCTCATAGGCGCCGGGGTAGTAGGCGCGCGAGCGGCCCTTGTTGTGGTCGAGCACCACCACCTCGATGATGGCCACATCCTCGCGGTCACCCTCGGCGTTGATGCGGGTCTGTTTGGTTTCCTCGCCGTCGACGATCAGGCGCCAGATCTTGCCACGGTAGGACATCGTGTTGATACTGACGCGCGAGGCGATGTTGGATTCTTCGCCCCACACGCTGGCCAAGTGCGCCGGCACGCCGGTCGAGCCGGCTTCAAATGGGATAAGTTCGTTGGACATGGGGTTCACCTAAGTGGGGCTGATTAAACCGGCCGGGACCGGACTGATACTTTACCTGCAAGTATTACAAAGCAGGAACTATTTACAGAACGTCCGACTCCTGACCCGTCGCAAAGTCACCGCACAACGGCGTGTCAGGTACCAATTCCTCGACCGTCTGTAGCCGCGGCGCAACAGCCGGTTCGGCCATGCCGAGTTTTTTATAGATCGCGCGCAGGTGCAAGGCTTGGCTGATCGCGTCATCCAAGGCGTTGTGATGCATACCCTTGCGCACCAGCTTGACCGCATCGGCGCCGGGCAGACCCTTGACTGTGCGGTAGCACTTTTCGTTGTAGAACTTCCACGGCACCAGCTTGCCGCACGCCTTGTAGGCGGCCTCGAGCAGGCCCACATCAAAGCGTGCGCTGTTGCCCCAGATCAGGTCGGGGCGGTCGCCTAGCCAATCGGTGAACGCATCGAGCGCGAGCGGCAGCGCGCACGCACGTTCATCCACCAGATGTGACTGGGCGTCCTTGGACTGCTGCATCCACCACAGAATCGTCGCGGCGCTCGGGCGCAGCCCCAGCTCGATGTTGCTCTCGAGCAGCACCGGTTGGTAAAACGGCTCCATGGCTTTCATGTCGTCGTGCATCT